CAGCAATACCCAACGCTACAAAATGCTTGGCAATGGGTGGACAGTTGATGTAATATCACATATCTTTAATGGAATGAAGGAGACAAGCAATGCCTAATTGGTGCCAGAATGTAATGTATCTGAAGAAACATGATGAAGCTATCGTGGAAGAGATAAAGAAAGGTAACCTGTGTGAATACATTATGCCAGAACCTAAAGACAAGGAAGGTGAGCCAACAGATGGATGGTATGAATGGAGACTAGATAATTGGGGAACCAAGTGGGATATCAAGCTGGAAAGCACAGAGATAGTGGAAGACGATGATGGTGATACCGTATTCGTTGCCAAGTTTGATACTGCATGGTCATCACCTACTGAACTATATGAAGAGATGCACAAGCAGGGCTATGAGTTTGAAGTTTACTATGTAGAGTATGGTATGGAATACTATGGCTCTTTCGTAGATGGTGTCGATGAATGTTCAGGATTCCCTGATGGTAACTTTGGCCCATCCAGTGACTACGAATACAATGGATGGTTACATCCTAACAAATATCTAAACGACCATTACGCATAGAAAGGAGAATGATATGATTGGACTGATGGTAGTATTGAGTGCAGCACTGTTTGCAAATGACAATGCTGAATTTTTCAAGGACGTTGAGGCAAAGCGTGAAATGAACTGCACATTCACATATGTGGGCAAGCAAGACGTTAGGCCAAATGTACCACACATTGCAATAGATAATAAGTACGTCTACTTCAGCATGGAACCCTGCCCGAAAGGAGAGTAATATGATTATGTCACGATTACAAATTAACGAAGACCAATTCAAAGATATAGAAGCTGGCTTGATTATTGAGTCACTGGGATTGTTGCCGCGCTGGGTTGTCGAATACAATCTGCTAGGTTATGATAATTTAGTACAGCATATGCAAGACAGCTATGGCTTTGGGGAACTATACAAATTCAACGGCGAGGTGCTGGAGAATGGCTCGTATCATAGTGGTTACGAGGATGATGAAGACCTGCCCTATGTAGGCAAGATGAAAACAAAGGATGGCATGGTTTACTTTTATGAGTACGCTATCATTGCCCTGCCTACTAAGGATGGATACTTCATCACGCGAATGGATTAGAAAAGGAGAAGTGTATGCAACATTTAGAACCGAATAAAAAAGACAGGTCAAAGTTTGATATCGACCTGGCATATGGAAAATTTCACGAGAATGAGATTGCAAATATGTTTGAGAACTCCAAGTTTGAGATTAAATCAGAGCGCGATATATGGGTAAACTCTGGTAACATTGCAATCGAATATGAATCTTATGGTAGGCCAAGTGGTATCGCCGCAACCGAATCAGATTACTGGTTGCATAAACTTTGTGTTGGTGATAAGACATTTGCTCGACTAATATTTGATGTAGATACACTGCGTCAAATTGTTGACAGGCTAGACAAGCGTGACATCAGGGGTGGTGACCACAATGCGTCAAGAATGTACTTGCTTAGTTTGGAAAAGTTGTTTAGAAAAGATGTATTCAAACTGTACAAAGAGGAGATTGCAAATGGATGATGAAAAGAATTTTGACCACGACTGGAATGACAAAACAATTCTTGACATTGAGTCAGAGCCGTGGTACGAAAACATCAAAGGACTTTTGGATGAGGCAGATTCCCAGCAGCTTATTAGCTGGGGTCTGTACTCCTCAGTAGAGGAAAGAGATGATGTTACTACATGAGTTCTTTGGAAGTGATAGGCTATCCAATCGCAAAGCATTAGTGTTTCGTAATCAAGACGAATCGTACACTGTTGTGATGATACAGGATGAAGCCATTGTTGAGGAGCGTGTTCTTACAGGACACAGTGAGCAGTATGCAGAAGATTGTGCAGAGAACTGGGTAATAGGAGTGATAACATGATTGACACATACAACCTAATCATGGACAGTAAGTACAATCCACTGAGTCACATACCTGACAACAACACACGGCATCTGGTGATGCAGATGCTGGCATGGATGTGGTGTATCATCTTTAGTATGTGGATGGGCAGCATCGTGGTGTTTGGCATCAGTGCCATTGCCCATGCCCTGTTGATTGCTGGCGTGTTCATCACTGCTGCTGTATTTGAAACAGCCAAGCGTAATCCGCAGTATTTTGGTGGGCTGGGCAGAGGTAATGGAGGTGAACATGAATAGACAATCATATAAACAACACATTCTTGCTTTGATTGAAGAGGTGAGACAACTAGAAGCACGTATGCAACCTACCGATACAGGACACATTGCGACTGCAATCAATGTTCTCATGGGTAGGATTGAGGAACTACTAACTAAACTTGTAGAGGAGAAGTAATATGGGTCACAATAAATATAGCTACGAAGTACGTCAGGAAAACGCTGACGCTGTATGGTCTGCCTTATCTGCTGACCAAAAGAAAGCCATGCTTAATATGATGGAAGCATGGTTACCAGTACGTAATGCCATGCAAAATATCATGGCTATTGATTACGAAGCATTGAAGAGAGTGGATATCTGTTGGTATCATGTCAAGCACAACTTTGTTGGTTCTGATGTAACCATCGAAGAAGATGAGTATTGGACTTAATGGCAATCGAAGTAAAACTAATGGCATATACCGAAGAGGAACTTGACAAGAGAATCAAGGATTACTTTAATCAGTATCATCCTCTTGGGTATATGACTAGTCTGAGCAAACTGTACTTTGATGAAGAACTCAACGTGCATATCGCAGTAATCAATCGTCTTAGTTCGTGTGACTAATGCTTGATTACGTCTTGATATACATGTGGATATGTATCATCTATGGTATCTATAGGAGCAGCTTATGAAAAACTTTGATGAATTATCCAGTGACTACAAAGAATCCCTAGAATATAGGGCATTGGTAGAGGGTACTAAATCACAATATGACTATCATATTCGGCTCATGTCTGAACAATTTGGGAGAACACGCCTTAAATCTTTCACCCCATTACGTGCTAAGAAAGCATATGATATGTGGTGTGAGCGTGGCGTGTCCTTTGCCAACCACCTGATGGCTACAGCCAGCGTAGTATTCAATCATGGTGTACGCATGGAGCATGTAGACAAGAACCCCTTTGAGAAAGTTACGCGAAGAACAACACGTTCTAGAAAGACAGTGTGGACTCCAGACCAGGTGCAAACATTTCTTGAATATGCGTACAAAGATTTTAATACAAGAAACATAGGACTGATTGCACAGATGGCATACGAGTGGTGCCAGAGACTAGGTGATATGCGTTTACTAGAGTGGAGTAACATAGACTTTAACAAGCAGCGTGTAGACATTGAGCAATCGAAGCGTAGGGCAGAGGTATCACTACCTATATCAGACGAACTGTTTGACATGCTGCAGGAACAACAAGAAGACTTTGGTTTTCAAACTTATGTAGCACCAAGACCTTACCCATTGCGTGGCGAGTACGTACCCTACACAGTGTACAAACTACCACTACATGGTAAGAGATTGATGGCAGAGGCTGGACTACCTAGTGACCTGCGCCTGTCTGACCTACGAAGAACTGGTACAACAGAAATGGTTGAGGCTGGTGTCGGTATTGGACAAATAATGTCGGTAACAGGACATGCTAACCCACAAAGTGTCAAGCCGTACATGAAAAATACGTATGACAGTGCAAATTATGCCTTGACAAAACGTAAAAACCATGATAAATAAATATCAAATGTCGCAACGGAAGGTATAAATACTATGTATAATATACTTGATAATATCAAAGTAGAAATGGGACAGACAATACGGATGAATTGTCCCAGCTGCAAAGGATACAATACTTTCTCTGTGACTAATGTTATGGGAAGGTTGAAATGGAATTGTTTTAAAGCATCTTGTAATGTTAAAGGTGACAAGAGTGTGCCACTTTCAGTGGACGATGTAAAGAATTATGGTAAGCAAACGAAAAAAGAGGTTGACTTTGTGATGCCATTGTGTATAGTACCTCATCGTAACAATCGCGCAGTGATTAAATGGTGTGCGGAATGGGGTCTTGATGTAGATAAGCTAGGTCTTCTACTAGATGTTAAGGAAGACCGTGTAGTGTTTCCAGTAGAACATGCTGGAAAAGTTGTTGACGCCACAGGTCGGGCGTTGACATGGCGACAACCAAAGTGGAAGAGGTATGGGTCATGTGGTCTCCCCTATACCTGTGGAACTGGTGATGTTGCTGTCGTGGTTGAGGACTGTATTAGTGCTGCTGTAGCAGGTGATGTGAAAAGAATTGTCGGGGTCGCATTGCTTGGTACGAGTTTGCTTGAAGAGCATAAGCAGTATCTAATGCAGTTCTCAAAGGTAGTTATGGCGTTGGACCCTGACGCAACCAGGAAGACTATTGAATACCAAAAACAATTGCGTTCTTACGTGGAGACAGTAGAAGTTTTAAAGTTGAATGATGATATTAAATACCGTAACCCCGAAGACATGAAGAAGATAGGAGACTTATAATGGAAGAAGTAGGAATTATTCGTAGCTTGATGAACAAAGAGTTTCACTACGAACATAAGGGTGATAGATGCCCAGACAAATTGTTCAGTAATGATTTACAAAAAGTAAAGAAATGCATTGATGAAATGATGCAGCAGTACAAGCGGGACTTGGCTCCAGAGGAAGTATCGGCATACTTTATGGCACACAACCCATCACTGACTACAGCACAGAAGCAATCATTTAGTGGCCTATTTCATAAGATACAAAGCCGTAGACCAATGGGTAATGACGTGGCACAGAACGTACTTTCACGGCTGTTTCAGCAGTATGTAGGCAGTGAAGTAGCCAGCTTGGGGTTTGACTACGTGAATGGGGATATCGAATCCCTTGAGCCTCTGAGAGAGATACTTGCACAATACAATGATGACTTTCTCCCTGACTTAAACATTGAGTGGGAAGACATAGACATTCAGTCTTTGATTGATAGTCACGATATGGAAAGTCGTTGGGTTTTCAATATACCTACCCTCGCGCAATATGTTCCAGGCGTAAACTCTGGACAACTTATTGAGGTGGGTGCCAGACCCAATACAGGCAAGACATCCTTTCACGCCAGTATGATTGCTGGCCCCAATGGGTTTGCGCAGCAGGGTGCTAAGTGTATCATCCTATGCAACGAAGAAAAGGCAAAGCGTGTAGCCACACGATACCTTACTGTTGCTACGGGTATGACAATGGAAGAGGTACGCCGTGATAAAGCAAGGGCAGATGCTATGTATGCACCCGTCAAAGATAACATCTTAATCTATGATTCGTCAGGTAAGAACATGGCGTGGGTAGAGAGTGTATGCAAAACGTATCGTCCAGATATTTTGGTTCTCGATATGGGTGATAAGTTTGCCACACTTCATGGTTACACAAGACAAGACGAGGCACTCAAGGCTAATGCAATCTATGCCCGTGAGATTGGGAAGCAGTATAACTGTGCTGTTTTCTACATGTCCCAGCTGTCAGCAGAGGCAGAAGGGAAGACGGTGTTGAATCAGAGTATGATGGAAGGTTCTAAGACTGGTAAAGCAGCAGAGGCTGACCTGATGCTACTGATTGCAGCGAACCCTCTTGTCGAGGGACAGAAGGTGCAAGACGCACAACGTCATTTGAATGTTGTAAAGAATAAGCTAACAGGATGGCATGGAAGATTGCACTGTAATTTGGAACACATGTATGGAAGATACGTGGTTTAATTAATGAAAGGAGAATAGATATGATTACGCTAGTTGTACCATTTCTTATTAAGTGTGCATGGGGTATCGCAATTATTGATACTGCAGCCACAGCTTCAGGACTGAAGTAATGAAACTAACTCTTGATGTAGAAAATACTACTACGGATAGGGATGGCAAACTCCACCTTGACCCGTTTGAAAAAAACAATACTCTGGTCATGGTGGGGATGCTTTCTGACCAAGGTGTGGAACGTATCGTTACCTTTGACCATAGTGAGGTAGATGCAGATGATTTTGGACATACTGTCGTACAGGAGTGGCTTGACAAAGCTACTGTACTTATTATGCACAATGCTGCACATGATTTGCTGTGGCTGTGGGAGTCTGGCTTTACCTATGACGGTCCGGTATTTGACACGATGCTGGCAGAGTATGTATTGCAGCGTGGTATCAAAGAACCACTCTCTCTTGAGGCATGTGCAGACAGGTACTTGCTTGACACACGTAAGCAGGATACACTAAAGGAGTATTTTGCAAAGGGTTATAGTACACGCGACATACCCTATGAATTACTAGCCTCTTATCTTTCGCATGACCTTGAAGCTACACAACAGCTGTCTGACAAGCTTATGTATCGCCTGAATACAATAGAAGATAGTGGCTTACGTAACACAGTTGACCTAACAAATGAGGTCGCCGTTTGTCTTGCACGTATATACCAGCGTGGTTTCTGTGTTAATCTTGACATACTGGATGAGGTACGCCAGGAATACCAGAAAGAAAAAGAAGTTTTGACTAAAGAATTACAAGCATATGTTCACAGGCTCATGGGTGATACACCTATTAACCTTAATAGTCCAGAGCAATTGTCTTGGGTTATATATAGTCGCAAGCCAAAGGATAAGAATGTTTGGATGAACGCTATCACACCATACATGAAGCCCAAGGATTTCAGGGACGCTATTGCTAAGAACACTACCTTAGTCTACAAGACAGAGGCACGGCAGTGTCCAGACTGCAATGGTACAGGACATATACGCAAGACCAAAAAGGATGGTACACCTTTTGCCAAGCCAAACAAGTGTGGTAGATGTGTGGCTACAGGCTTTTTGTATGAGAAGCAGAACACAGTTGCAGGTTTGAAATTCAATGCAATGAATCCTAAGTGGGCTAGTGCAAATGGTTTTTCTACCAGTAAAGCTAACCTGAAAATACTTGAGGGCATTGCTGTACAGAACAACATGGAAGAGGCCAAAGACTTTCTTGGTAAGGTTAGTCGGCTTAGTGCTGTAGATACGTACCTATCATCATTCGTTGAAGGTATCCAGACACACACAAAGTATGATGGCAAGCTACATGTTCGCCTGCTACAACACAGGACTTCCACAGGCAGATTGTCGGGGGCTGACCCCAACATGCAGAACATGCCACGTGGTGGTACATTCCCTGTAAAGAAAGTATTTATATCACGCTTTGATGGTGGCAAGATACTTGAGGCTGACTTTGCACAGTTGGAGTTTCGTACTGCTGCTTTCTTGTCACAAGATGTTCTAGCTATTGAGGAGATTAAAAATGGTTTTGACGTACACGCCTATACAGCGAAGGTTATCACGGACGCTGGACAGCCTATTACTAGACAGGATGCCAAGGCTCACACTTTCGCGCCGCTTTACGGTGCCACAGGATTCGGAAGGACAGAATCGGAAGCAACCTACTATCAGCACTTCAATGAGAAGTATGAAGGAGTTGCAGAGTGGCACACAAAACTGGCTACCGAAGCTTTAACTAAACGAAAGATATCTACGCCATCTGGTCGGGAGTTTTCATTCCCCGATGTACAGCGTAGAGAAAACGGTAGTGTGTCGTATTTCACACAGATAAAAAACTATGGTGTTCAGTCATTTGCTACGGCAGATATTGTGCCTATAGCCATGCTACATATAGACAAACTACTAGGCTATGCTAAGTCCTGTATTGTAAACACAGTACATGACAGTATTGTAATTGACGTACATCCACATGAGGAAAGACTAGTGTTACAAGCCATAGATAAAACAAATCAAGACTTGACAAATCTAATTGCAGGTAGATGGGGTGTGACATTTAATGTACCTCTGCTTTTAGAAGCAAAGATTGGTCCGAATTGGCTTGACACGAAGGATGTAGTGTGATATAACTGCGCTTCTAACTTTGAAAGAAAGGATTTAAATATGACGGAATTGACGACTATTGATACTAATAACTATGCAGCTACTGCCCAGCTTTTGGGTCAGTCATTTGATACTAATACCAAGCGATTAAAGCTTGCCAGGTTGCGCATCGAAAAGAAAGCAATCATGGGTGAGACTGAAGTGAATGGTAAAATGGTAAAG